TTTTATTTTTTTTTAAAAAAAGTTCTTGACTTAGATGATCAAGTCTGCATGATTGTGGGCATGATTAAGCCAAAAAATATATATCCACTATCTCTAGGTGCAGACGCCAAAACTGTAAAAGGTCAACTATTAGGTTATGCTACAGGTATACTTTATCTAGCTCCCGTAAAAGAAGCGGGATTTGGTAACGTTTGCCCAAATGCCTCAGCGGGTTGTGCCTCTTCTTGCCTCTTTACAGCGGGACGTGCTAGAATGTCCAGTGTTCGCAAGGCCCGTATTGCTAAAACTCAACGCTTTTTCAAGGAAAAAGATGCATTTCTGGCCGATATTAGCTCTGCTATCGTAAAGATGTTTAGCTATGTAAAGAAGATGGAGTACAGCTTTGCAGTTAGATTAAACGGCACCAGTGATTTACCGTTTGAAAAATTCGGGATTTTTGACAAGTTCGAAGATATTACCTTTTATGATTATACCAAGTCTAAAAGAAGAATGATGGCTTATCTTAAGGGAGACATGCCAAAAAATTATTCTCTTACTTTCTCACGCAGCGAGACAAATCACGATGATTGCATGGAAGTTTTACAGGCTGGCGGCAACGTGGCCGTAGTATTTGCAACTAAAAAGAAGAAAGAGTTGCCGACTGACTGGAAAGGCTTTAAGGTTGTGGATGGAGACAAATCTGATTTAAGATTTTTAGATGACAAAAACGTTATTGTTGGCTTACGTGCAAAAGGCGACGGAATTAAAGATGAAAGTGGATTTGTAGTAAAAGTATAATGAAATATAAATTAAAAATAAGTGAAAACTATTTGGATCGAGAATCTGAACGGATGTTACAATATAATGGTCTATCTTTAAAAGAATGGATCGAGAAATATTGCAAAAAAAATAAAATTAAATTAAATACTGATGATGACCTGACTCTAGGTTTTAAATCAGAAAATCAATTAAACTGCTTTACACGGCGCGGAAATGGGATTTTTCCTTACTTCGAGTTTCTATGACAATATTAATCCTTGTAATAATTATGTTATTCATCTTCGGGGATTAGCCTTGACAAACCTAAATATATGTAAATAATAAACTTATGAAATATAACCATATGTATGACGTAGCCTTTTCTATCGAGTCAAATAACGAAGAAGAGGAGGTTACTGTAGATGAATTAATTGAGGGTCTTGAAAAGAGGGTAATTCAATTAAAGCATGAAAACGACATTGAATCCTTCGGGTATTGTGATTCTTTTGAAAATTAGTCTTGACAGCGGTAAATAAGAATAGCAAAATGATCACATGAATATATTCGCTCTATCAACCGACCATGAAGTCGCCGCAAAATGGCACAACGACAAGCATTGCGTCAAAATGGTTACAGAAATCATGCAATGTTTATCTTGTGCTGTCATACGGCATGAGACTCCAACCGAGTTATTACCACTAAGTAAGAAGGGCACACCAGTAAAAGGTGGTTACCATCATCATCCTAGCTCTATTTGGGCGGGAAATACTAAAGGAAATTTCGAATGGTTGTGTCATCATGGCATTTCGTTAGCCAAAGAATACACAAGACGCTATAACAAGACTCATTTTTGTGAGGGTGTTATTACCAGACTCTTTTCTTTGATTGATTATATCCCAGAGGGAAACATGGAAGATTTTGCAGTTGCTATATCAGAAGACTCAGAATGTCGCAAAATAAATAGCTTTGAAGACCTTCATCCAGTAACGAAATATAGATTATATTATAAGATTGATAAGGCACATCTGGCAAACTGGAAAGCCAACAAGCCTCATTGGTATGATTACTCGATAGAAAAAATTATTGAAACATCAATTTAATGGTTGACAATGGGGTTAAACCCAACATACTGTAGGTATGAATAAATTAACCACACCTCTCTCCGCCTTCTTAGTAGTAATAGTATTTATAATTTTTACCATCGTTGCAGGCTCGTTGCAAGGCGCAACAATAACAGATGTTATTTATGCCATAGAGAATGTTGAGTCAAATTGTAAACCTTATGCTATAAATACAAAAGAAAATGCTATTGGTTGCTTGCAAATACGACCAATTATGATTGCCGACTACAATCGGATTACTGGAGAAGATTTGTCACACGATGTTGCATACGACAGGGCAATGGCTTATATCATTGCATCCGCAATCTTTAATCATTATATGAAAGGTATTGACAAACCTAACGCAAAGCATTTAGCTTTTATATGGAATGGTGGTGGCTCAGCTTGGAAACGAGTAAATAACCCTCAAAACGACCAGAAGCAGAAAAATCTTGAAATATACTGGAAAAAAGTAAAAATACATTTATGAACAAAGAGTCAAAAAAGATTGAAGAAGCAATTGAATATGCAGATGCCAAAGTCGCACAAAGAATGGGCGATTCAAGATGGACGGAAACAGATGGCACAGAGCATTATACAGACAGAGCACAAGATTTGTTTAACAAATACTATGATAGCTTTCAAAGACTAATAATATAAATTAAAATTTACGCATCCTTAGCTCAATCGGTAGAGCAGTTGACTTTTAATCAATTGGTTCTGGGTTCAAGTCCCAGAGGATGTACCATACTTAGCCCCTATCGTCTAGTCTGGTTAGGACACCGCGTTTTCATCGCGTCAACCACGGTTCGAATCCGTGTAGGGGTGCCATTTTTTTTAAAAAGATCTTGACACAACCACAATCTTCAACATTATAGATAACATGAATGCAGAAAAAGTAAAAAGCTTTATTAGAAATAAATGCCTTAAAGCAGTCGAGGCAAAGCCCAATGAGGATGGTATCCTTGTTTTAAGTCGCGATGAAAACGATGCATACTCAAGTGTTAAGAGTAGGTGGGAAGGCTTTTACAAATCATGTGAATTCTGGAACTGGAACTACGGATATGCCGAAGTAGCCAAAGATATTATAGATAACTACGGTGAATGGGAGAGGAAAGACCTATATGAGTTTATTAACTTCTACTTCGAGGATGATAAGTATTCTGGGGAAATAGACCAAATAATTGAAGTTTTTGAATAAAATAGTTGACAACTTCAATAAAATCCGTATTATGTGTAAATAGTAGTTCACAAGTAAAAAAAAATATATTATGAAATATGTAACAACAGCAATCAACTGGGTGAAAGCCAATAAAAAGAAAACAGTAATCGGACTCGTAGTCGCACTAGTCGTATTAAACCTATTAGGTGTAATCGGTGGTGGCTCCGCAGTAATCGCAGAATAACCATGATCATAGAAATCTTACTAATCCTCGCAGGCTTTATTGCAGGTATCTTAGTTGCTCGTAACAACGCAACAAAAGTTAACCGCGCAGTTGAAGATGTGGCTGAACTTTATGAAAAAGCTCAAGCAGAAATTGCTGAACTTAAAACTAAAGCTCAAAAGCCCGCGAAAAAGACCACAAAAAAGCCGACCAAAAAGTCGTAATCGTTCTTTGCAATTTTGCAAATAATATAAAATACTATTCGCGAGGGTAACATTTTCGGATGCCTCGTGGTAAAGCCCAACTCAATCGAGATAGAAGCATGTGCAAATATGTGATAAGGGTGTGTTAGGTTTTATATTATACTATTTGTCTTGAATGGATGGAATCATGTATGAGAAAATAATTTTGTTAATTAAATTATTTAGAAGATGTGAACTTCATTCTTGACAAATAACATCTTAAAGAGTAGCTTGTTTGGATTGATTAATATTAATTAATATCAGTCTTAGAGTCTTGGCTTGAGGCGGTCAATTGATAATAACTCGGAAATAATGCCTTATTTTTCTGCAGAAGCCCAAACAAAAAGGGCAAATAAATAGGAGGTAATTACCTCGCCTAGGCTGACGAGCCTTGGAAACACAAAAAGAGAAGACGGCAGTCTGAGGGAGGTGATCAACCCCAAGAAAAAAAGGAGGCATCCATTGATCATATTTTTTTAGAAAAGTATTGACAGATGTAATTAAAGATACATAGTTATCGCTATGAAAATCACAATCACACAAAAACAACACTACGGGACTTACTACTTTTATCCTAACTGCGACAATTCTGAACTGTTTATAAAACTAACTGGCAGAAAAACCTTGACATTCGATGATATCAAAGTTATCAAAGGTTTAGGCTATGAAGTCGAGGTCGCTCAAGAAAGCGTTGTTAAATTTTAATCTATACTTTTGGTGTAGTCTAGGTTCCCGATAATCCTTTGTGGTGAGAAAATCGGTTTTTTTTTATTAAATAATATACTTATGAATGAAATAACTGAAATTACCTGCTCTGCCGTCGATGAGGCCGTAAAAAAATTAAATAAAATAAGACTTAATAATAAGGATTCGTGGGTATTTGCTTTTGTAAATCTGAACGGCCTAGAATTTAAATTTAAATTTTATAACACCTATATTCAGATTGCTGAAAATCCAGATGGCTTGCGTGGCAACGCAGGTATGGAAATGGATGTTGGACAATTTAAATCTTATTTACTTAATTTTTTAAAAAAGGCTTGACAAAAGAATTATGGTGTGCATACTGATAAGCACCATGACTAAACTATATCAAAAACTAGCCAAAGAGTCCAATGCACTCAACGAATACAACGACTGTGCCGTAAAGGCCATAGCAATCGTTTGCAACATCAAGTATAAAGAAGCTTGGAGCCTAGCCAAAAAATTTGGCAGACGTCCTCGTGGGAGAACAAACTCTCTCAATGTCACCTACCCTGCGATCAAATCGAAGGGGTTCGACTGCACTCAGTTGGAGAATCATAAGATGAACAAGGCTAAGACCATCAGAGGTCTCAAGGCTTTGATCCCATCAAGGGGAGTGTTCCTAGTCTTCGTCAGAGGTCACATACTCGCCGTAAGAGGTGGAGAGATTCACGACTGGACTGAAGATCGTTGCCATCGAATCCAACTAATTGTAAGAGTGTCAAAAAAAGCTTGACAAACGCTAGAAAGTCCACAGTATGGACTAAACATTATTAACTCAACCAAAGGAAAACTATGCCAAACTGGTGTCACACAGATATAATTATAAGAGGAACCGCGAAAGATATCAAATGGGTATCTGATTTAATTCAAAAACATAATGATCGCAAAGAAGACTCAATGGGATTCTTTGAAACAATTATTCCATCTCCTAATTGGGATAAGACACCCAACGAAGATGGGGAGTTGCCTGTTCCTGATCCTGCTAGGGATGCAGATGGCAACATCACTTTTATGTTTAGCAAGTTTCCAGCTACTGGAAGGAATGATGATAGGTGGTATGATTGGAACATTAACAACTGGGGAACTAAATGGGAAGTAGGCGAAATAGAGGTAACTGACTCAAGCGATACTGAACTCTATATGTATTTTGATACCGCTTGGAGTCCTGTTATTCCTATTTTTGATAAGCTAGTTGAGCGTGGCTTGGATGTCGAAGCTGAATTCAAGGATGAAGGTTGGATGTTCGCAGGTAAATATGATAATGGGGAGGTAGAAGATTATAAAATTGAATTCGTTGAAAGAGATGAAGACGACGACGAATATACTGAAGTCGTCGTTTATTCAAAGGAATATCCTGAAGGAGAATATCATTAAAAAATTCTAGGGAGAGGGATTAATTTCTCTAAATAATTATGACTACAAGAGAAAGAATGAAAGCTTGGGAGGATCTTGGCTTACCAAAACCAGACTGGGAAACGTTCAAGAGGATGCTGCCGTTCTGTAATAATAATTCATTATTAGTTCGGACACTGTGGCTGAAAAAGAATTCAAAAAAAGGTGAACAAAAGCCTTGACATATGCAAAAAGAGTATCATGCTAACGATCTCTTAATACAAACCACATAGAACACACATTATGAACAACGAAACCATGCAACAACTATTCAAGGTATCATCAACCGAGCCACACACGATGGAACTTATAGAACGTCCAGAGCTTTTCGGTTGGCAAAAGATTTTCAACTTCGAAAACGGCTATGGTGCTTCAGTAGTCTCACATGATTCTTCGTATGGCTTAGAGCTTGCGTTGATGGATGATACTGGACACATAGCTCAACACCCAGACATTACAGATGATGTCGTAGGATTTCTTAATGCCGATAGTGCTAACGACTTGCTACAAAAAATTTCAAAACTTGAAGTGTGTTCATGTGTATAGCAGTCGTCTCGCCTTGTGGTTAGGGCGGGGCGACATTACACAAATATAGAATAATTTATAGGGGGGTGTAAGGGTTTCGACTCAAGCTATTAGTTTGAACACGGTGGTTCAACTCCACCCACCTCCACCATAAATTTTATTCTTTTTTTTGAAAAAAAGTATTGACTTCGCTAAACGACCACTCATAATGCAGGACAATGAAAACAATACAACTATCACTACACCGCTCCGAAGACGAACCTTTTATCCAGAAATGGGAGGTCGCCCGCAAATGCGTTTTCTCTGCTCGACTTAATGCAGAACATATCGACTATCCAAATGCTCCCGCCAAGTTAGCTGAGCTTTTGTTTCACGTTACAAATGCGCCAATTGAAATGTTGGATAAGGTGCATGAAAAAATCCTTTTGGCTCTCTGGGAGAACTGTTCTGACAAAAAAACCTTTCACTCAACTAGCGTGGGCGACGTGATAAAAGTAATTGACAACGACGGAGAAAAGACTACTCTAATGTGTAAATCAGCTGGATGGGAGGAACTATAATGACAATCGAAAAAATAAATTCATATTGCTACGAACACTACGAAGAAGGTGGCGACATTGTTGTTGAGGCAATGGACGACGAAGAAAAGCTTGGTAGGTTTAAAACCTTGGAGTCTCTTAAAGAATACATTCAGGTTCAACACGAGCATAGGCTAGAGATTCAATCGTGCTAAAAAACCTTGACATCTACTTATCGAACACTATAAACATACTCATGAATACAGAAACAATACCTAGTGACGAACTATACGATCATTCGATCAGTCTAGTAGATAGCTTTAACAAACAAATTAAAGAAGCCTATGAATACGAAAACGAATCATACGAAAATCAAATTATATCGTATCGAATGGAAATGGTGTGACGACTCTGATGATTCATCACCTCCAACCCTAGTAGCAGTCGGGGCTAATCCCTATGAAGTTTGGGGCGATGAATACGAATGGTCAGACAACCAATTTGGGTTTGATAACGACATACATTACTGGTTTGAGGATATGGACGAACTAAAGTCTTATTGCGTAAATGACGGTAAGGGCGAGTGGTATATTGAATCATACGAGTTTCACCAGGACAATGATCTAAAAGAAATTAATTAATATTATGAGTGAAGCACAAAAAATTAAATTAGCCTTGCAATGGATGGAGGACGAAGGTATACCTGCCCACGAAGATGACGGAAGTATTTACATTACTACTGGCATAGATAGTTACGATCTACAAATTTCAACTGCAGAAATTAATTACAGGGCAGACTTACAACTACAAGTATAAATTATGAGCGCAAAAAATAGTCACTTAACAATTAGGGAAGAAGTAATTGAGCAAGGTCTTGCCGTTCCCGTATCTCTACTATCTTTAGATGGAGATGATCCTCTTTACATCCAAGATACGCCATACTTAAATATTGATTGCGAGTATTGCTCTGATCATTGTTTAGATGATAGTGGCTCGAACTTATTAGTTAAAATTACTGACCCTACTCAATTTGATGGGGAAGGAAAACCTTTGAAAAATAGGCTTGCATTTGCTATTAATGCAGATTACCATTGGAACTAATGATAGACCTAACTAAAAACGAACCTAAAATATATCCTTTTAATGAGGGTGAAGAATATTGGACTGTTTACAAGGGAAGACTCCACATCTCTGTTTGGGATGATGAATCAGAAGTCTTGCACGATGAAGATCCAGATAAGGAATATTATACATACGAAGAAGCTGACGAAATGGCTAGATTAAACGGAATACCTCTTCGACCACATAGTTATGAATAACCCAGGGCAAATCCAGGTTGAAGATATTTCTGATAATATTATTGACAAGCTAGATAAAAAAATGCATGAATTAAAGGGAATAGGTCTTTCCGATATTGATATTTATATTATAAAGTATGCAATATCACTCACCAAAAAATAAAACAAAATAAAACACCATGAAATATAAATACGTTGTTACAGTAGGCGACCACCCTTACGAAGAATTCAAATACTTTATGAAGGAAGACCGGGCTCAGAAATATATGGAAAAGAAGTCCAGTGAGTATGTAAATACCGATGTGAATATGTTCAAGTGGGACAAGTCCGCCAATGATTGGGAGCAGGCTTCGTTATCAGCGACATTATCGTGGAGTAGTTAATTAAAATTTATTTGCGAAAAAAAGTCTTGACTTAGACTTTGCCTCAACTATGATGGCGTCATGAAAATTGCACTTAAAAAGATACAACACTCTGAGTTTCAATCACAAGAAACTAACTGTTTCAAGGCTGACCTATACGTTGATGGAAAGCCTTTTGCCATTGTAAGTAACGATGGTATCGGTGGATGCGATATGCATTACAAGCACCCTAAGAACCTTCAAACTATTAAAGAGTATCACGAGGAATTAGATCGCGTTTTCAAGTGGCATAAAGATAATACTACCTATGAAACTGAATTCGACGATAGGGGATATAGCGAAGGCAGTCTAGATATGACAGTTGGCGATTTGCTGACAGACTATCTAATTACCAAAGATGTTAAAAGTTTAATGTCTCGATCTATGATTGTATTTGAACAGGGTCAAGAAGGCTATTACAAGTTTGGCAAAAAGAAATATGGAATAGTTCAAGAAACTATGGATGCTTTCAAGGCTAAACTTAATAAATGGTATGGAGACAAGTGGGTATGCATAAATGATATGCCTATTACCGAAGCAGTTGCTTACTATAAAAGTAATTAATATTATGCAAATAACACAATCACAAGTCGAATACTGGTTAGGAACTAATAAGCCATTAGACGAAGCAATCGATACACTGGTCGATATTGCGAATGGCAAATATGATCCCGAAATATTTAAGGAGGAAGTGTTTTGTCAAAACATATATCCTACTCTTCGTAAGATTGATTCTCCAAGTTAATGTTATAAGTTAAAAAAAGATGCATTTAGGGCTTGCTTTTATGATTTTCTCTGATACGATGCCTGTATGACCACAACACAAATCAAATCTGGCACAGAAGCCATTCTCGACCTTTCCACTCCTGTCTTCGTCGCTGACGTCAAAGATGGTCTAGCTTGGGTCTTAGATGACGACGGTGGAGAACAGTGGGTTGGCTTCAATCGCCTCGACGCTGTTGCTCCGATTCCTGTTCCTACTCAAAAGGAAATCGATGACGACCTTTGGGACACGATGGAACGCGAAGAAAGAATGTCAGATTTCTGATCTTTTTTCTTAAAAGTCTTGATAGTCTTATAAAATTAACCACACTACTAACCATGCCAACATACAACATATCAAGAGAAGTTACTCATATAGAATACTTTGATGACGTTCACGCGGAATCACCCGAAGAAGCCAAACTACTTATAAAGGAAGGTTACTATCTTGACCACGAAGAAGTGATTAATGAAAAAGAACCTGAAATTCTTTCGTGGGCGGAAGTTATAGAACATCCAAACTCTTCAGGGTAAAAAAATAAATTAAAATAGTTGAAATAAAACTATTTTATATCATATATAATATATGAGCACAGAGTCAATATTAATTTTTACAATAGTTGCTTCAGGATTTATAGGGTTTCCATTATTTTGTTTTATTTTTTATATATGGTATGAGTATAAAGAAGACTACATAGCCAGGGCTTGCAGAAGGGCTGATAAAAGATATTACAAGTGGGAACAGGATAAAAAGAAAAAGACAGATAAGTCTTGACATTATACTTTCTATCAGTAGAGTCGTAAACATGACTACTACTAAAATCACATTTGACAACTTCGAGCCTAGCAAACTAACACCTGCAGACCAAGTCCCTTGGCCTCACCCAGACTGCGCGGACTTAAACGACTGGATGTTCGAGAACGCAACAGAGGTGTTCGAAGCAGTTCGTTACCTCTCTATAAGCCAATACGATCTTGCCTTGTCACTTTGGCATCACGCTGGTCGTCCTATTGAAGGCTTTGAGTCTGCACTTTGGACAAAAGAAGAGGCACTCGGTTAAAAAAGTCTTGACATTGGTTTTTCAATCCACAGAATAGATAAGCAATGAAAGAATTAAAACATTATTTTGCCAGTGTGCTTATCCGCACGGGGGAACACGAAACTTATAGCGACTACTGCTTTTCTGCACCTAACATAGAATCTGCAAAAAAAGAAGTAAACGAAGGTTACGACATAGGCGGAGACGACTGTGAGAGAGTTGCTGAACTTTATAGGCTTGACGAAGTTTCCGAAGCAGAATACAATGTCCTTAGAAAGTATATATAAAATGGATGAACAACTAGAAGAACTTTGGGAGCGTGAATTAACGCAAGACGACGTGATTGGAATTTTCGAAAACCACTCACAGACGGCTAAAGAAATAGCTTTATTTTTTAAACACTTGGGATACAGAGACATGTATATCGGATCAGAAGTATTCATTTGGTTAGGATATTAATTATGGGAAAAGTAGCAACAGCAATTATTCAGATACTTTGGATTCCAATTGGCTTGACAGGGGCGATATTTGGTTTAGTATCAGACTACATAGAAGCATCGCATCTAAAAATTTGCGATTTCGTAGAAGTGGTAAAAAAAATATAAAGTAATGAGAGATTCAGCTATAAACAGGCTACAGTCCGAAGTCAAGGACGGACGCATGGTTGAAGACGAAGCATTGGATTTTCTTTCTCTTTTCGATGAGGAGGCGGAGGAACATTCCGATGAATATGCTTATGATAATTTAATTCAATCATTGGAGGATATAAAATAATATATTATGACAATAGAAGAAAAACTAGCAGATTGTTTGTTCGACGCAATCGATGCACGTAAAGCACTTAGCGATACCGCTTTGAATCAACTTAAGGATGCAGAGGGAACTGAAACAACAGTCGGTGATTGTTTAGATAATATTATTGAAACACTGCGGGAGATAACATATTAATATGACAATAGACATACCAGTTGAAGTATATGATACAGACTATGTATTATTTGACGAACAGACACAGAGACCTCTTGGAAATTTAGATATAATTTATTCTTACGAATCAGTTATTGAGTTGGTTAACGATGGATTTGCTCTTGGCGAAAACGAAGTCTTTGTCAAAATGATAGACCTTCCAAAAGAATTGCTCCAGGAATATGCAACTCAAATAATAAAAAATAAATAAAATAATATTATGGAATATGTCGTAGACGTAGGCAGTTTTAATATTGACGAAATAACATATAATAAAATCCAGTCAATGGACTTCCAGGACCAGAGAAAATGGTTATCTAAAAAAGTAATTGATGGTTATTGTGACATTGATCGGATTATTGAAGATATTAAAGATTTAAAATAATATTATACATGAATAACTATAAAAAGCTAGAATGGATACATTTCGCGATTCAAGAAGCAATGAATGGCAATGTTGAGGAATTAAACCAAGCGATTAAATTTGTTGAAGATTTAAGAGAAAATTACTTGACACCCGCAGAAAAGTAATCATACTGTAGGGCATGATTACAGCCACACTAGATAAAAACACATGGGTCGAAGTCTTAGGCATCGACGGGACTAATGCAATAGTAATTGATGAAGACGGACAAGACTCAGAAGTTTGTGTTGACCGCCTAGACAACATCGAGCATCAAGATTTAGATCTAACTCCATTGGAGTGGTAAAAAAGCTTGACAGCCACATAAAAAAAACTATAGTATTAATCATGAACATAGAAGAGTTTACAAACTTAGAAGATAGCGGTTGGGGCGATGAGGAAATCATCAAAGAGATCGAGATACGTTGCGGGCTGAACAACTCAGATGCTTCTCGATTATATCTTAAATTAAAATATCAGAGATATATAAACGAAAAGGCTTGACAACCTTATAAAAGTAACCATACTACAACCATGACCACATCCAAAAACTACTACAAATTAGAGATGCTACCAACTGCATCTTCTCGCAAAGTTGAAATCTTTCACTTCGGCAAATGCCGTGAGGGTTTAGAAACGGCTTACAGTTACTGCTCAAACGCTTGTGCTTGGCGTATCACTAGCGGTGGATTCACAATCGAAAGCTCTAACACAACGCTTTTAGACTTGCAATCACTTTCCGCATACGTATAATGAAAACCATGAACATTAAACAATACTACGCACAACGTTTTCCCGAAGATGGTCTAGGCAGTGAGATAAAAGAAGATGTTACCTTTCTCGGCTTGTTAGATATATTATTTAGAAACTTAGATGTCTATGATTATATGGGCGTAGGAGACAGCCTTGTAAGGGAAAGAGTGTTTCAAGGATTATCGGGATATACTAATTTAGATTATAGCTTCATCTATGATCTATGGTTGCAAAAAAAGTAATTAATAAAAATATGGCTAAAATATATAAATGCACGGCTTGTATAGAGGTAACAGTAGAAGCGGAAGATGAATACGATGTAGCATTCGAGGCAGGAATGCATCTAGACATTGGAGATATTGATTGGGATTTTGAAGAAGTCAAAGAAGTCGAACCTAACTCTCAATCTCTGACGAATGTCACGATAAATTAATTTATTTTTTTCTTTAAAGAAGACTTGACTTTATTTTTTGTGTAACTACAGTAGTAGACATGAAAGTAAGAGTATACCGCAACCTACATAAGAAATGTCTCTCAGTTCAGACCATGACAAAGAAGGGCTGGAGAGTAACAAAGCACGTTCAATCAATTTGCTTAAAAGACGTTTCATTTAAAGTATCTGAAGCTGGACGCCAAAGAGTTCTTAAACAGAAGCGTAAGAATGTCCACGCTTTAGTAGAGGGAGAAGAAATAGATCAGTTTAATAGCTCAACGTCACAAGTCAGCTACAACCCTTACATTTCATCTAATTTTTTCTTAAAGGAAGATCCAAATAAAAAAATACTTAAATCATACAGAGCCAAAGTCATGACAACTGGGATTGAGGTTGAAGACTATAAGTTGAAAAACTAATTAATTTTTAAAAAAAAAGACTTGACTCAAGGTTATTGTCTGCTAGATTCGTTATATGACCACAGTTATTGACTACCTAACATATCGCAACTATTGCCACAACAGAATGCTTTCTCCTAGTATTCCAGCAGAAAAATGGATTAGAATTTATAAGGATCAGCCAACTTTTGAAAAACTTTTTCAAAAAGAATACAAAAAACAGTTGACAAAGAAAAAGAACCTGTCATTGTCTTAGTTAGTTAACCACTTAAACCAAAAAACAAACTACTATTATGGAAATGCAAAACACACTCACACTCGGACAAGCTTACATCGTCGATGACAAACCTATGGTCTTACACACACTCGACAATGGTCGCTTCGGCTTCACAGATGGTCGCTACGGCTTCGGTCGCACACTTGGTGGTCGTGCTAGCGACGTAGAGATTCTAAACAATTTAAAGGTAGCCGAAGGCGTAGATGCCAAAGCTATACTTGACGAGCTTGAGAGAAGCGTCAATGACATGGCAACATTTAATCGGTCTAGATATTAAAAAAATGAAAATTGGCTTGACAAAGTCAATTTAATTAACATTGTTATCATTATGAATATAATTACTCCAGAAACGCTAGAGGAAAAAAAAGAATTAAAAAAAGCTATTGACATGGTTTTAAACGAAGCAGAAATTTCTGCTTTAGGCGATAACAATAAAAAAGTTATGGAAGCCGTAGATTTAGTTAAGAAAAATTTTGTTTAGTTAAAAAAAGTTATCAATAAACTTTCGTGGTGAAAAAATTGAATTAAAAAAACTTCGGAAAGGTTTTTAATGCTAACTCAAAAAGTTAGTATTTTTTTTGTTTTTTCTTGACATCGTTAAAAAAAAGAAATATATTTCTTAAATAACAATTAATTTTTTATCAGTCAGGCTGACTGACTACTAGACTATTAAAATTTAGATTAGCTTTTAATACATAAATAAAAAAATATTTATATTAAATAATGCTTGACTTTCGCAAATAAATAATCATTATCCTTAATATGTTAACCACATTTCACCAATGCGTCGAAGAGGCTAAAAAGTTTCTCGCAAAAAATAACATAGTTTGTTCTGAATTCGAGGGCAAATTATTTACTGGAGGTATTACCTATGGTCAAAGCATGTCTTGGCATTTCGAGATTGATCGTCTCAAGGGCAGATTTACTAAACAGTTTTTTCACCTTGTCGTCAATCGACGGGATGATGGATATTATGAGGTGATTAATTATGCTTTGTAAGTTATTGATTTATAGCTACTTAGAATTATTTTCATCTTTTTTAAAAAAAAACTTGCAATCGGTGTTTTTTGTGCCATTGTATTAAACATAGCACAACTGCTACATCGCCAACCACGGCAAAAAACTAAACACCACATATCATGAATCACCTAGAACAAATCGACGCAATCAAGTCAGAAAAAAGACTTGAGCTTATTGGATCAATCGCCAAAAAACTTAAAGGCAAAAAAGTTGAGCCTAGCAGTTTCTCAAGTGCAATGCACGAACTAGCAGAGAAAGACAACTCATCTGCTTTTATCGCCCAGTCAATCGACAGTCTAAAAGACTTCCAGACTTATGAGAAGCCAGATGAGAATATCTTATCTGAAATGTTTGGATAAGATTTAACCAAATCCCCCTTTAGAAATTTAGGGGGATTTTTTCATGTCCGTAATAAAATATTAATTTAAATAGTTGACAGATCAAAAAAAATAGACTTAAATAAATAATATAAATTAAAAAAAAATAAAAAAAGAAATATATTTCCTGAAATAATGTATCAGAAATCCTGATACAGCTTGGCTGTATCAAAAAACAAATCTAAATAAAAAAAATTATTCTATATTTTCATCCATTAGCAATTCTTATGATATGTATTAGCCAGGCTTATGGGCAGTAAAATTTTATTCTATATTATGCTCTGATCTTTTTTTAAAAAAAACTGTTTTTTTTCTTGCTACCGAATAACCAATCTACATTCTCGTGATTGTTGAGGCAATTCAGTTTCAACAAACCACACATATGAAAAGAACCACATCAGTTAAAGAGTTCGGCAAACTGCTGGATGATCGCATGAAAGAGTTGAATCGTGAAAACGATCTCTCTCTCCGTATTCTCTCTGTATCGTCTCCGAAGTCTGGTGGCGATGTCGAGATCGTATTCGATGACAACAAGGCTATAACCTACCGTTCTGACGGAACATTCACTGGTTTAAGCTACTGGCACGAATCGCAGATCTAATATCTCAAACATTTCAAGTCCTCTCAAATAGAGAGGGCTTTTTTTTGGCGTAATAGTTAGAATTGCCCGAAATAAACTAAATAAAAAAAATATAGATCTAAATAATCCTAAATAAAAGAAAAATACTTTTAATAACCCTAAATAAGTATAGCCAGGATAAAAAAATAATATAATATATTTCCGGCCATTAGCGTTGCTTATGATATGTATTAGTTAGACTTATAGGCAGTAAATTCTATTCTATATTATCCCTTTTTATCTTGATACCAAGGTAACGCTGCTCTTCTTATTTTAAAAAAAAACAGCTTATTTAACCCTATGAGCTTGACTCGTTTTAAAAACTAGTTTATTTTATAGGCCGTTCCTTCTCAGTTTTCCGCAAGTCATGAATCTTTTCCTCGACGGGATTTGAAGACGCTTGGACTGAGATATCTAACCACAAAAAAAAGTAAGTTATATATTATGAAAACATCAATCGAAACACTACTGTCTTGGAATCCAACTGCTACGCCTCTCTCTGATGAGTTTGGCAAAGTTGGTTACCAGTCTATCCGCCGCGACGACAACAATTCTCTAATTGGAGTAGTTGGTCAAAAGCGTTCCATTATCTCGAATCGCGAGTGTGTTCAGTCTATCGTAGACATGGCAAACTCGTTAAACGTTCCATTTGGAAACCCTTATGTTAACGAGTTTAACGGAGGCGGAAAAATTCACGTTTCTTTTCCTTTACCAGAGGAGAAGATACAAGGTGATTCCTTTAATCCAGAATTGCGTTTTACTTTCTCACATGACTCTAGCGAGCGTAGGAGAGTCTATTTCGCTTATTCACGCAACGCTTGCTCTAACATCTTTGCAAGTGCTGTTAAAAAAGGAGAAGGAATTTTTGCCAAGTTTTCTCTGAATCATTCGGAGAATTTCGCAAATCGCATTTCTGGTTTTCCAGAGAGAATTAAAGAATTAAAATTCGAGACAGACAGTGCTATTCAGCATTTGCAGTCAATCAAAGTAGTTGACCCAATGCCTTATATCAAACGCCTTATAAAAGGCGAAGGCAAACGTTCCGATACGATCAGAGAAGAGATCGAAACTCTTTTCCGTTCTGGTCGTGGTAACGTAGGAGAAACCGCTTATGATATCTTCAACGGTTTTACTGAGTATTTAAACCACTCAGCGACATATAAAGAAACCGAAAATAAGACATCGGCTGAAAATCGCATAAGTAGATTAGTTAACACCGATATCGTAGATGTCGCGAGAGAGTTAGCTAAAGTCTAAAAATTACAAGGTCGTATCGGAAATTCTGATACGGCCTTTTTTTTGGCGTAATAATATGAAATAATTTTTTTTCAAATTGTATTTGAAATCTGGATACAAAAAATAGAAATATTTTTCCCGTAATATTGTATTTGAAATTCTAATACAGCTTGGCTGTATTAAAAAAAAGAAATATATTTTCTGAAATAACGTATCAAAAATTCTGATACAGATATTATCTGTATAAAAAAAAGAAATATATTTTGCGAAATAATGATTAATTTTTTATTACAGAGCTTGGCTCTGTAAAATAGAAATATATTTTCTTTAATAACGTATCCAAAATTCTGATACAAAAAATAGAAATATATTTTCCGTAATAATGTATCCAAAATCTTGATACAGATTTATCTGTATCTAAAATCCTAATACAAAAAATAGAAATATATTTTCTGAAATAATGATTAATTTAATATTACAGAGCTTGGCTCTGTAAAAAGTTTTTAGCCTTTAAATAAAGCGCCAGAAGAAAAAAATAATACTAAATAAATAAGCGCGTATAAATAAGCGTATATAAAAGAATAAAATTTTCCTGGTGCCGAGTCAAACCGGGTATTAGCCGGTCTTATACCCAGCATTAGCTAAACTTATGGTGCCACCAGGTCTGCCTTGCCATTATTGAGTGAAAACTTTTTTTAATTATTTTTCTCTATTTGTGCCTATGGACTTGACTCGCTCTAAAAAACTATGCTATTTTATGGCTCGTTCCTTCTCAGTTTTCCGCAAGTGATGTATCTGCCTTTGATCGGGTAGGGGAAACTTGGACTGAGATACTAACCACAAAAGAAAGTAACTAATGAAAACACTAAATGCACAAAACGCACTTGAACTGCAAATCGTCGAAACAAAACTCAATTGTGAGTTTAAGCAAATCGACATTAACGGTGAGTATGCCGCGACTGTAGGAATCAAACGTTCGATTCCAACATTCGAGAATTTACTCGATCCATTCGTTCATCTGTCTAACGGCTTGCAAGTCGAGTTCGATCCTAAGGTTGAGCTTTTCCGATCTAAGTTCGGGACTGAGGGCGCATCCTACGCGATGTCAATGCCACTTGGTAAAATCGATCTAGGCGGACGTGAGACAGAAACTCGCATCATTCGTCGAGGATCATTCAATTCATCCGCTTCCGATTCATTCGGAATTCAGATGATGGTAATGATTTGTTCAAACGGGATGATGGGATGGAAAGCCGAAAGCGAAAGCGGACGCGCTAAGAGTCGCTTCTCACTCAACTGGGAATCAAACGCGGGAAGTAAAATCGATGCAATGCTAGACGGCTTTTCGTCAATGCAGAATCGATACATACGAATCGCGGACGAACTTAAAGAGACTCAACTCTCTAAAAAACAAGTCGATGCAAGACTTGAAAAGTTGTTCGGTAAAGATTCAAAGCAGTCGAATCGAGTGCGTGAACAAGTCGAAACGCTGTTTGTTTCGGGTAAAGGTAATCGTGGAGAAAACGCATGGGATTTATTCAATGCCGTCACGGAGTATCAAAACCACGAACGAACTTATAAAGAGACTTCAGTTTCGTCCGATGAAAATCGTCGAAAGGGAATTCTAGATATCGACTTCGATCAACTTGCAGAAATCGTAGGATAATGGAAATTATAATTCTTACTTTCATTCTGCTAGTCTTGTTCTAAAAATCAAAGTCTCACTCGAAAGGGTGGGACTTTTTTTTGTGCCTAAAAACCGGTAATAGTTGTATCGAAAATTTTGATACAAAAAAAGTTTTGTAAGTCTAAATAGTGTATCGAAAATCCTAATACGTCCAGGCGACGTATAAAAAAATAGAAATATTTTTCACGTAATAGTGTATCGGAAATCTTGATACAGATTTATCTGTATCGAAAATCGTAATACAAAAATAGAAATATTTTTCCCTAAATAACAATCCATTTTATATTATAGAGCTTGGCTCTATAAAGGTTTTTACTGTATCGAGAATCTTGATACAATCACCGGTCCCATTAGCAAAACTGATTCTTAGTATTAGAAAATTTAATAGCTTTTTTATTTGACAGCCCCGGATTTTTATGGTAGCCAAAAACCTTGGTACTAGCGCAGGGGTGGTAGTTCTCCCGAACGTTTGATCGCACCCTTAACTATTACAATGATTACTTTTTTGTGCTTTGCAAGTTTTATTTTATTTTTTTTTATTTTTATTTCCGGGCCTGGACCTGGCGCTTATAAAAAAAAAGATTAATTTATTTGACATGCCATTATAATTCTATTCTATTTTAGAGCATAGCACCTCTGCTATTTTCAATTCAAAGGTCGCGATCTCCTCAATCGCCTTTCAACTATGTCATTCACCTACGATCACCTAATCAGCACCTTCGGAGAAAACAGCTTCGAAGGACAGGACGTTTCAATCGACATCTCCTTAAAAGAGTATGGTCTCGCATGGCAAGTCCTTGGAAGTAAAACGAAGTTCGTTTATGGCGTCGAATGGGACGGTTCCAAGGGCGAGTTCAAGTCCTTTGATCACTCCTTCTTAGATAGCGATATCGATGTCTTATCAGACTTCGATTGGGCGGACTTCGATGCCATCTACTCATACACTGGTCTAAGTGCAGATCAGTGGAAGGAGCTTTCAGTTCCACAAAAGATCACTGACCTAGTATCATACTACGGTCGAGAAAACATCTTTGGCATGGCAAGCGTGTAAGTTGAAAATAGCGTGATCGGACTTTATATCTGATCACGTTTTTTTTTATTTAAATAGTGTATCCAGGTTTATGATACAAAAAAAGTTTTTGTGATCTAAATATTGTATCTGGATTTATGATACGGCCAGGCCGTATAAAATAGAAATATTTTTCCCCAAATATTGTATCAGAATTTCTGATACAGCTTGGCTGTATCATAGTGACTTGTATCGACCTGGTGCTACCGGTGATCAGACGTTCACTGCTATGTTAAGATTCGGCTATGATGGCCACCGAAAAAAAAGATTAATTTTTATTTGACACCCTATCTGACTGCACTACCTTCTCTTATGTCGGGGAGCAATTCAGCTCAAACAACTCGACCTTATACACCATGACTAAAGCAATACTATTAGACCCGCAAACATCCACCATCTCAGAGACTGAGGTCGATGGCTTCGAAGACATCCAACGCAAGATTGGTTGCCGTTGTTTCACATGCGTTCGCTTCCCAGATGGCAAGCACGTAGCCTACGTCGATGACGAAGGTCTTATCAATGGCACCGAGTATGGCACGGTGTTCTCAGATGACATCTACCCAGAGCCTCTCGCAGGTCGTGTTCTCATCCTAGGAGATGACGGAGCAGGTGGAGATGCAGACTGCGAGCTGACTGGCGCAGACATTAAGAAGATGGTGAAAGGCACCGTTCAGTTTCAGCACTAGTCATGCTTTGGGGGAGTCGGCAAACAGTCGGCTTCCCCTTTTTTTTCTTGGCCTAAATAAGAGTTTTTAATAAGATAAATAAAAGTTTTAATAAGCTAAATAAAAGTTTTAAATAACATAAATAAATGTGCGGCCTGGGTCTGCATGCACAGATGGACCGGGCTTTTTCGCGTGTAGTGGGTTTTCCGATACACTTCGCGGGTATTAGCCGGTCTTATGCTGGACGGGCTTCGTATTAGATTTGCTTATACGGGGTAAAGTAGTGAACAGGTGAACACCGAAAAAAAACTAATCTTTTTTCTTGTGGTATGCGGAAAACTAGTCATTCTTTTGATCATACCAATTAAGGTATATTAAACCACATCATATAAATGAAAAAAATCGAAGCACTACAAAACCTACGCAAGGGCACTTTCGCCATTGCTCGAATCGTCTCAACTAAAAAGCCACTTAAGGCATTTGCTCAGCACGACATTAAAAAAGTTGTCTTGGCAACTGTTCGCACTGGAGTTGAGTTCAAGAATCTTGCAGTCAATGCGGATCGTCAAACTGGATCGCTTCCTTGGGGCGAGTGGGAAACATACCCATACGCTATAACTCATAAAGGCAATCGTTACATTCGCCTTTACCTTGGCAACTCAATGAAGGTTCTTTACTTCGTGGACGGAGTGAAAGTTGCAAGCCAAGTTGCAAAAGCAATGCTTCCTAAGAATAACTCAACTGGCAAGCCAAGTTGCATCACAGTTAAAGAAGGCGGACTTGTCAGCATAAAGCAAAACGGAAAGGAGTTGCTAAATGGAAACTCTTAAGGCAGTAATCGGTGGAGGGCTTTTAGCCCTCTGCCTTTTCCTTACTTTTGTCGTTGCCGAAAAGCGTGAAGAAAACCGGCACGAGTTGGAAAAGAAAAATTGGATCGAGCAAGGATTTGAGATTAGCGAATAGCTTGTATTAAAAAATCCACTACACGACAAGGGGAGTTGCCAAAAAAAGGTAGCTCCCCTTTTTTGAGAAAAAATACAGGTTGTCGCGTCACATAATAAGTTGGGGGTACTCCACGTACTAGACCGAAAATTTAATTTTTCAATTTCTACCTTATCTATTGTTTATTCTTATTTACCCCCCCCCTTTATTATAAAACTTGGTAATTTACAAAGGTCTGCTTATATAGGTTGGATTAAAAAAAATCGGGGGGCTATTTTGACTTTGAGGATTCTACCCATTGGATAAAGTCCCCTATGTCCTTTAGGTCTTTATATTCTATCTCATATCTTCCTTGATCATAGACAAAGTTGTTTGTTTTAGTGCCAGCTGGTTTTAGTTCAGCAATATTAAGGAATCTTTTCTTAGATATTATGCCAGCTATCCAAACTAGGCTAAAATCATTCATGACTCTACTGAATATGTAATAGTCTGTGGCGCGATTTACCTGTTCTTCATATAATGTGGCGCTATAATAACTTTGGGGCTTTGAATTGCAGCCCTGAGCCTTGGAATCAATCGTATTGTCCTGAAATGTAAAATCTACTTCCCAACTATCTGAATATTCTAAAGGATATGCAGATTTTATGGCAGATTCTGCAAGGTAGCCAGTCATTCTTTGACGTTCATTGGTTCTATGGGTTCCATGATTGCCGAATTTATCAAAAAATTCTTTATTTCTTTCTTTTGCTTCTTTTAATATTTTTTCTGTTACTTTAATTTCTATCATAGTCTGAAGTTTGGCAATAATGTTTAATAATTGAATATTTTCTGTTTTTCTTTATAATATTATTAATGGATGGATACATTTCTTATCTTCTTGATAAATACTCTACAATTTCTGACGAAATAATTATTGAATGTCAAAATGAGATAACTGCAGAAGAAGTTTCTAACTTTTTGAGTATAGCACGAGAAGAAACAAAAGTCAAGGGTAAGAGGGAGGATATTTTTAATAAAGTAGTTCCAATTGAAAGATATGGTGAATATCATGCCTATCAAATGGAAAATTTGCTACCTATTATTATCAAGCCCGAAAAGGATGATAAATACTTTGCGGCGATCTTAGATTTAGAGGGAAGTTTCAAATGGAACAAAAAAGATGATAAAATGTATCCTATCGCTGCATTTCGTAAAAAAAATATATTAGAAGACCTGTGCAGCTTTTTAAAGAAAAATTATAAGGACGGCATTAACATTCAAGGTAAAGAATTGCTTTTTGTATTAGATCGTCTTAAAGATAGTCTTGTTGTGAGGAAGAAAGAAGCAGAACTAATGGTTGACTGTCTCATGGAGCCAGATAATCCATACTATGCAGAGGCACTCGAAAAATACACGAAAAGTAAAAAGAAGTAATAAATTAAATTAATAAGAAGGATATAACTGTAATAATAAGTATGGCAAAAAAAAGCGCTGTTAAAAAACCTCAGGAGCTAAAAGAAGCTTCATTTGATTTTAGTAAATATCATTTTGATATAGATCAAAAATTTAAATTAACTAAAAAACAATTAAAAATTTTAAAAACATGTCAGAACCCAGATACAAGAATGATTATTTTGGATGGACCAGCAGGAGTGTCAAAAACTTATGTTGCAATGCTGATTGCTTTAGAGAAACTAAGGGATAAAAAAGTTAATGGTATAACTGCTTTAAGATCTTCTGTAATTTCAGCTGATTCTGAGATAGGATTCTTGGCTGGCACCATTGATGACAAAATGAAGTACTTTGCTAACCCGTTTGGTCAAAAATTAAAAGAATTGCTTAAAAACTCAGATGTAGAAGTTATTTCCAAAAAACTTTTGGATGTTTTACCAGTTTCGTTTTTACGAAGCTATTCTTTTACTAATGAATGTTTAATTCTTAGTGAGTCGCAGAACGTGATGAACGAATCACTCTTTTTGTGCGCTTCTAGGGCCGGTGAAGGATGTTTCGTGATTATGGAGGGTGATAGCCAGCATCAGAACGATCTTGGCAAAAAAAGCGGTTTTAAGAGATTCTGTGAAGTGTTCGATGATAAAGAATCTAGAGATAATGGAATTCATTATTTTAAATTTGGAGTTGAAGATATTGTTAGAAGCGAATTTGTAAAATATTTGATTACCAAGAGGATTAAAGAGAATATATAATTTTCTTTGATTTTTATAAAGAAAGTAATCAAATATATAGAAATATAATATTTTTTTATAATACTTTTTCATTATTATCTTATTTAGTGTAATAATAAAGACTTTTAGTTGAAATTATTAATAAATTCTATATTATACTTTCTATAAGGCTTCGTAAACAAAAACCCTTTAAAAAAAATAAATTATGAAATATTGCATGGAATGTGGAAGTAAAGTTGAATCTTCAGGAGGTAGAATGCCTAAGTTTTGCATGGATTGTGGAGAGTCTTTGGATGGAGAGTCGAAATCTACTAATAGTGAAGCAAAAAATATTACCGCATCTAGTTCTGTTAAGCCAGATGATATTTTTCAAATTGAAGGTTCTGGTCAAGACCCAGAATCTTCTGTGTTTACCTTCGAGAAGGTATTGGGATCCAAAGAACACAAAACCAGTTTAAATAGACCTAAAGGTTCTAAAGATATAAAAGACTTAAAAAGTCGGCTAAGAAATAGAGACTCTATAGACGCCAACCAATAATGTCCATATCTTTTGAACAACTTGAGCCAATTATCGATCTGATATTGGAGAAAAATCGTTCTAGGTGGAAACTTGGTGCGGTTAAGCATTTTGACTTTGATGACCTGAAACAAGAGGTTAAAGTCCATGTTTATAATAAGCTTCATATGTGGAATAGGAAAAGGCCTTTCGAGCCTTGGGTGAGTCAGGTGATTCATAATCAAATACAAAATAAGAAAAGAAATTTATGGAGAAATCATGAAAAGCCGTGTTCTGGATGTTACTTTAATAAAGGGATGGGGAATTGTTCCTTTACTAATTCTGGCGACCAATGTTCTGAATGTCCAGAATTCTCTCACTGGGAAAAGAAGAAGAAAAACGCTTATGAGCTAAAGACAGCTATTTCCGTAGAAAATGAGGGTGGCGAAATACCCTATGGTTCTCCAATAGAAATAGATCATGAAGAATTTTTAAAAAGATTAGATTTTATTTTAAAGAGCGACTTACAAAAAGATCATCTTGATTTAGTAACTTACAATATATTTAGATTAACTTGGATTGAAAAATTATCTGACAAAGAAATCGCCAAAAAAATGGGCTACAAAACTAATGAAGAAAATAGAGGAGCAGGCTATAGAAGTTTGGCCAGCCACAGAAAGATCGTTCATAATAGGGCAAAAGAAATATTAGAAAAAGAAGATTATAATTTTATTTAATTGATTATTAAATATTTACGAAATCTTTAGTAATAAATATGAAAAACAAAAATCCAGTCGAATTAACAGATAATCAGAAAGAATGGATAATTAAGAATGGCGAATCTCTTGATTGGGGTATTAACGAAATTACAAAGAGTGTTTTCGGAGACAATACCAAAGATGGAAGGTCATTTGAGGGTAAAGCTGTAAGTAATTTTATTTTAGATCATGTTGGTGCCAAACCAAAAGTTAGAACAGTTAATTCCGATGATTATCAGGCTTTTGAGCTAGAGCAACATCAGATAGATTTTTTACTTTCAAACGCCAAAGATTTAACTACCTACGAAATTGCTTTAAACCTATTTCCAGAATTCAAAGATAAAAGCTATAAAGAGGTTGCTTTTACAAAGGAGGTAAAAAGTATACAAAGATACATTGATAACAATTTGGGAAACGAGTATTTTATTTCCAAAAACAAACCTCTGCATGGGCAAGGTGGATTTAAGCCGCCAAAAAATATCGAGCGTTGCGTTCCATTAATATCTCAATATACTGGACTTGACATTAAGTTTAGCAAGTTAAAAGACGACGAAAAAAAGTCTATTGAGAAATTATGTAAAAATCTGAGGAGAACTTCTTTGGGTAAGACGGTAGAACAATTTAGATCTAATAACGAAAAAGAATTATTTTTAGAAAGTTTTATTTCTGATACTTGGGATAAAAGTAATCTAACTCCTGGTGAAGTTTCTCAATATGTTGACTTATCTGGTGAGCGAGTAAATTTATACCAGATCAAAAAATATCAACAAGATCTGCAGGAGCAGTTGGACGATGATATGCACAGTGAAGATGGAAAACTAAGATATACACTTATTGATGCTATTGATAAGCAGATCCAGAATCGAGACAAATGCATGAACCGTATTCAGAAGCTACAAGACAGCTTGGAAGGATCAAGAACCAAAAGGCTGGAAAAAGAAGGGGGAGACCAAGTTAGTATTCTCAGTCTTTGTGAAGATCTGGCTAAAGAAAAGAAACGCATACGATTAACTAAGATGCTCGAAAAAGAGCGTGATAAAGTCGTGAAAGTCGTAAACGAAATTGAAGATATGACAGACTATACAGCAAGACTGTATGGAGCAAGCAGAGGAGAGCTTTTAAATTGAGATATTCAGAATTTAAAACCGAAAAAGAGTTTAAAAAATTTTTAAGAGATAACAAGATTTTGATTAAGGATTATTTCGAGAAATTCGAGCCTCGCTATGATCTACTTACCAATACCAAACTAGAATTTAAAGATCGAAAGACTTATTTTAATATTGACTTTTCTGACAAAAGACATATGGCCAAGTGGTTAGGTGATCAGTACAAAGACGTGCAAAGAGATTATATCTTAAAAAAGCTAAAGGTAAAATCCAAGGAAAAGGAATGGAAATTTGCACCCTCACAAGTAGAATGTCGATCAATTAAAGAGATACCATCGCTAAACGTTATTAATTACTGCGAGGATGATAAGATATGGCAAGAGTTGGGTCTTGTACGCAGATATCAATATAAGAGCTTTGAGGGGCAATTTTGTGGCATAGAGGATAGTATTCTGGCAATTGACAGTAGAGAACAAAAGCCTCTTAAGTTTAATACACAAACTTTGAAGAGTAAGCTAGATTTTGGAGACTATTGTTTTATAAACGAGCCTTATTTTTGCAATGTTTTTATTGAGAGAAAATCTATTCAAGATTTATGGGGAACAATGTCTCAGGGTTACGACAGATTTCAGCGGGAGATTGAGAGAGCTAAAAATCAGGATGGATATTTAGTAGTAGTAGTTGATTATAATTTCTCAAAAGCACAATCTTATAATTATAATAAAAAACACTCATTGGCAACTGCTGAATTTATCTTTCATAGAATAAGAGAGCTTATGCAGGAATATGATAATATACAATTTGTGTTTTCTGGTGGCAGAGAAAAGAGTGTGGAGTTATTCGAAAAAATAGGGATATTGGGAGAGAAGGTCAAGACTATTGATTTGCAATACTGCTTGGACATGAAGAAAATTTAATTATGGCTTTTATTGAAGGAAACTTTTCGAATGACAAAGAAGATATTATTGAAAGAATCAAGAATATCAAAGGAGATATTACAGAGGCAGAATCTAGACTGTTAGCTGCTGAAATATTTGAATCTCAGCCTGGGTTTTTATATAACCTGCTAACTGGAGAAGAGTTGTTTCCTTTCCAAATACTAAAATGCAAAATGTTCGCTGAGAGAGACATGTGCTTGGATATATCTGCTCGTGGTGCAGCCAAATCATTTACTGCTGCTGTTTTCTGTCTTTATTATGCAATTACTCACCCTGGAATTAAAATATTAGTATTGGGTCCGTCGTTACGTCAATCTGCAATCATACTGTCTTATATAATGGACATTGCGAAAAAGGAGAATGCCCATTTCCTGAGGCAATTTTTATCTAAAGATGCATACAAAAGAAAACCAGAAAGACATTCTATTCAAATAGGAGAGTCTGAAGTATTTGCGATGTCTCTGGGTGATGGCACGAAGATTCGTGGTGCTCGTGCTCAGGTAATTATTCTTGATGAAGCTTTCGCTATTCCTAATAATATTATTGACGAAGTTATTGGTCCGATGATGGTTGTTCGTGCTAACGTTTCTGAAATTAAGAAAATACGGGAAAAAGAGAATAAGATGATTGAGGCAGGCAATATGAAGGAGGAGGATCGTCAAAAATTTGATAATAATAAGCTTATAATGCTTTCATCCGCTTGTTATGAGTTCGAACCTCTTTATAAGAGATTTAAAGATTATGTTGGAAAAATAGATAATCCCGAATTTTTAAAAACTAAGGAGCATAAAGAGTCTGAACTATCATACGGGATTGTTAACTTTGGATGGGAAGCTATTCCAGACGAGCTTCTTGCAAGGGGATATATTTTGGGAGAAAAGGCCAGAATGTCTGAAGATGCTTTCAGAAGAGAGTACGAAGCTCAATTTTCTCCAGACTCCGCAGCATACTTCAAAATGTCTAAAATGATTGAATGTACTCTACAACCGGGCGAATACCCTACAATCGAACTTAGAGGTGATGACAGAAATAGATACGCATATATCCTAGGTATTGACCCTAATTACAAAAACTCCGAAGACTCAGACCACTTTGCAATGTGTTTAATGAAGGTGGACAAATCAAACACTAAGATTGGGCATGTAGTGCATAATTATGCGGTTGCAGGACTTAATTTAGACTCAACAATGAGATATCTAATTTATCTAATTACCCATTTTAATATTGAATATATTTGCTTGGATGCTGGTGGCGGAGAGTCTTTCTTAGAGGGATGTAATAATTCATCACTATTCAAGAATCGAAATATAGAATTAAAAAGCTTTGATGCAGTATTCGATAAGGGAGAAAAAGAATTAAGAGAATCTAAAAAACAATATGATCCTAAAAATAACGTAAAAGTTCATATTCAGAACTTCCACTCAAAATGGATTAGAGATGCCAACGAATACTTACAAATGTGTTTTGATCATAAAAAAGTTAGATTCGCATCTATGCCTATGGATTCAGACTTTGATTCACTAAAGAAGTGCGACATACCTATTAAAGATATAGACTTTGCTACTAATATAGATTTAAGCGGACTATCCGCTAACGACAAAAATAAAGAAAAGAAACGTCAGTTTATTGAACACCAAACATTCTTAATTGACCTTACGAAGAGTGAATGTGCAAATATAAATATCACTACTACGTCCCAAGGAACTCAGTCTTTCGACTTGCCATCGGCATTGAGAAAACAAACTGGACCAGAGAAAACTAGAAAAGATAATTACTCAGCTTTATTACTGGCAAATTGGGGTCGCAAATGTTACGAAACTCTACAGGAAGTTACTGTAGATGCCGTGAATCCTTGGGACAATTATAGGCCTGAGATGTTCTAATTCTATTATACGTCTCTACGGTGCTTATCTACAATAGTACGTTCTTGTATGAGTATTTTCAATTTCATGTTCAAGCGTATCATATCGTTGTCTAATGACTGAATTTGTTTTTTCAACTTACCTAAAGAACTGCCTGCTGAGTCTAAAGCAGGATTTACTTTGGTGGTAACCCATTTCCAGATGTACCAAATGAAAGTTCCAACGCCTATTAAAGCGATGACAGGAAAACCGAATTTAGCGATTACGTCTGCCCAATGATTAAATTCAAATCCACTCATATTATATCTTTATTATTCATATCTAGCGTAAGTTCTTGTTAGTAACTTTCCGACTCGTATATCTAAGTCTCTTAATCTGGAACCCTGAAACAGAAATATATTTTGATGACTTAGCATTATGACCTCGTGCTCTTCAATTATTGTTTGTTGTTCTTCAATTATTTGAGAATATTTCTTTATATCTTTGTCTAGCAGGTAAAAAGCCAGTACAATAAGTAAAAGCAACGTAGGAAAAATTAATTTTTTTATTAATTTAATCATCTCTGCAATCCTCTTTTCCTTCGCTAGCTACAATCCTATCAAGATTAGGTTCTACATTAAAAGCACTGGAAAATAAAGCGTCTATTTTGACAATGTCATTATTCATAACGTCACATTTATTTTCTAGAGACAGTAGGGAGTTTCCTAAGCCAGAGATTCTAGTATTAACTTGTGCTAAAATAAACTTTAAAATAATAAACAAAAACCATCCAATGGCTAATGCCGCAGTAATCGGCAAGCCGACTTTCTCCATAAAAGATAATACGTCACCAATCATTCGCTTTCTTCTTTCTGCCTTTCAAGAATAGCTTTCTGCAATGCAAAAGGAAGTTTCTTTTGTTTTTCTGTGAGACCGCCTTCACTAACTTCATTTACCACTGGCTTCATTTTGATGTATTGCATAGCACAAGCTTTCGTAGTTTCTTTTTCATCTTTGTCTTTTGTGTCTATCAATTCGTCGTCATATTCAGAACAGACGGTCATAAAAGCTTTGTAAAGGTCTTCCTCTTCTTGATTATATTTTTTAGTGTTCATGGTTAATTTTTTCCTGCTGGTGTAAAGTAAAACCCTACTATTGCTCCCAAAGTGGCGATTGAGACCAAAGCGATGTGCCCAGTGGTGATTGACGTTGTAATGTCTGCTCCACTGGGGAACTTAATAAGTCCCCAGATAAGAGAGATGGCTTCTTTGTTTTCTGGAGGTGTAAAGGTAACGAGTTCGACTGTGGGGTAGACGGTGCAGAGGACCGAGATGACGAAAAAGTTGAGCATCCCAATAAGAGCGATAATGCGCCTAGTACCGCGAGTAAACATACTGGTATCTTTATCGACTTCGCCAAAAATTGCTTTTTGGAACTCGACATTTGCGTTAGCCATAGATAAATCTCTGGCCAATTCCCTTTTAGCTTTTGCTTCTCTGCCTTCATTTATTGATTGTACGGTACCAGCAACAATCTTCAGCATACTGCCCATTCCAGTAGCGCCAAGAGTTGATAATAGCATTGTGACTAGTCCAAACATAAGTGTATACTATATATTACACACTTATTTTATAAAGAAGAAACTTCTTTATGAATCTTTCAGGTAATCATGGAAAAGGTTGTAAATCAATTCATCGTCTTCAAATTTTTCTGTTTTTTCGTGCCACTCTGGATTAATCCATCCAACCTTAGCGTAATAGCTTTTTCCAGTTGTATCTACATTCTCATCGTTTAGTTCTAGTTTCCATCCATTATAATGGAGATCTTGAACAAATTCACCGAAATCTGTTTCAACGCAACTAGCAGTAAGTAGCTTTGAGTCGAAACTTTCTGTTTCTACTTCCCAGCTACAAAAACTGCCTTTTTCACAGCTGTGGAAAAGCAATACTGGAACTGAGCCATGTTCGGAGTCGGTCATATAAGCTTCACGACTTATAATACAGTTAGGGGTTACGTCTTGTTCAATTTCCTCCTCTTCTCCGTCCTTGACTTCATAAACGGTAAGATATGAATCACAATACATTCCAAAGCCATGCTCTAAATCGGCATCATCATAAAAGGTATCTAGAACTTCTTCGACCAAATCCGATTGGTCTTTGCCTGTCCATTTATTTACAAAATCTGCATCTTTGGTGCAAATTGCATACTCACCACCATATCCTCTAGCTTCAATTTTAAATTTCTTTTTCATAATTTGTCATCCTCGTGTGTGTAAATTTCTTCGTTGACCTGTAAGCCACTGATGTTTTCATATAATGTTCTTTCGAAAATTAATTCGCCCCAATCATCTTCGCCCATTTCTAAAATCCAATCGGGTGTGCCGTTAATTGTAGCACCTTTTTCATCTATATAATGAAGTATTGATTCGTTTGAATCTTCTTCAATACAGATTGTTAAAGGTTTACCATCAACTTCTAACTTATAATTAGTTGTATTTTTAAAGTAAACTTCTTTGGGTTCTTCTGTCAATTTGATTGTTGCCATAAATTAATCTTCTACTTCTAAAGTTTCTCCTGCTTGGGTTGAAATATAGTCGAAATCGTCATGAAAAAATAAATTTTCAATGGCATCATAAACCTCATCTTTTTCTGGATGTGGTTCAATAAATAGTTCCGCCCCATTATCATCTTCGTGGCGACCGATTTTATATTCTTTGTCTTCTATTTTTGCTTTGAAAACATAGGCGATTTTAGTATATGTAATTCTGGGTGTTTCTGTAATTTCTATTTTCATTATTTACTTATATTAACATATTTTTTTTAATTGTCAAGCTTTTTCACCTCTTTTATATTAAAGTTCTAAAATATCTACAATAGTAGATGCCAATTCTTTAAACCAGTCAACACTATTATTCCTTGTTGTTTCGGCTGATGTTCCAATTCGAATCCCACTAGTTTCGACGAATGATCTAGGGTCATTTGGAATTCCGTTTTTATTTACAGTGATTCCATTCTCCTCAAGTAAATCTGCGGCCTCTCTTCCACTATATTTGCTATCTTTTAAATTAATTAGAATAATATGAGAATCTGTCCCTCCAGTTTGAATTGAGACGCCTTTCTCAATAAATACTTCACACATAGCTTGTGCATTAACAATCACTTCATCAGCATAAGCCTTAAAGTCTGGTTTCTGTGCTTCAATAAATGCTTGTGCTTTTGCGGCAATAATATGCATTAATGGACCGCCTTGAGTGCCCGGAAATATAGCACTATTAATTTTACGAGTATATTTTTCATTATTCCAAAGAATAATGCCACCTCTTGGACCTCTAAGAGTTTTATGAGTTGTTGAAGTTACAAAGTCTGCATATTGAATGGGAGATGGATACGCTTTTCCTGCAATGAGACCTGAATAATGAGCCATATCTACTAAGAGGTAAGCGCCCACCTTATCGGCAATCTCTCGGAACCTTCTAAAATCAATCTTTCGTGGATATGCACTAGCACCAGCTACAATCATCTTAGGCGAGATGTCTAGTGCTTGTTTTTCAATCGCGTCATAATCAAGCCACCCATCTTCATCTACACCATAATGATGTGAATCATAAATTTTACCTGAAATATTAACAGATGCTCCGTGAGACAAATGACCTCCACTTGCCAAATCCATTCCAAGGATTCGATCTCCAATTTTAAGAAATGCCAAATAGATAGCCGTGTTTGCATTCGCCCCGCAGTGAGGCTGAACGTTTGCAAAATTACATTGATAAAGACTCTTTAGTTCTTCAATCGCTAAAGATTCGATTTCATCGGCATGATCACAACCATTATAATATCTTTTGTTAGGATATCCTTCGGCATATTTATTGGTAAAACAGCTTCCTGCTAACGCCATTACCGCTTCGCTGGCAAAGTTTTCACTGGCAATAAGCTCAATAGTATTTGATTGTCTTTCTTTTTCTCTATCAAGAATTGATTGTATTTGTTTGTCCATAGTATTTCTTTCGATTTGATTATATATTTTTAATAGAGATTGTCAATCAATCACTGCTCGGCCTTTGTCCGATTTCCAATCTTGTTCAGGTCTATCAATGGTTTCATTTCTTGAAATAACAGCATCGAGTATTGGTGTATTAACACCGTTTGTTTTACCGTAAGCTGCGAGGGCATGGGTGTCCTTTGGAAAACACGTTCCACCGAACCCTCGCTTCCCATCAGGTCCTGGTACCAGTGTGTGACCATCGCCAATCCTTTCATCTTGAGTAGCGATGGATCGAATAGTCTCATAGTTCAGGCCTACCTCTGTGCATATAGATTCTAATTCGTTAAAGAAACTAACCTTCACACTAAGGAAAACGTTCTTTAAATATTTAATCATCTCTGCTTCGCCTGGAGTTGTGCGGATCACTTTTTTATTTATCACTGAACCATTTCCATATCCATGAGCAATAGTAAACATTTTCTTTACCTTTTTATATAACTCATCATCGTTTGTACCAAGAATCCATTGTGAGCAATTCCTAAAATCTGCTTCCCAATTCTTTTCTGTTAGAAACTCTGGCATAAAATTAACGCAAAGATTATCTGCAGTGCCTGCTGGCACAGTTGATCGAAGAACTATATGTTTATCCTTATCGATCTTTTGTATTTCTTCACACACCGAACGAACTATGTTGAGATTTGCACTTCCATCACTATTCATAGGTGTAGGCACAGCCACAAAGATGATTTCTGATTCCTTAACAAATGTAAAAATATCAAGCGTCTTAGGTTCTCTCTTGTCTTTATCTATGTCCCATACCAATACATCTATAGATGGGCGTAGTAATGTCATTGCATGACCGACGAAGCCGTTTCCAACAACGCCTATTTTCATTTTATTGTCTTCCTCGTAATTTAGCATAGTTATATGATATGTAGTCTTTTAAATTGTGTTTAGCAAGCCAGCCTAACGCTTTGGTTTTATCGGTAACAACTTCACCCGTCATTCTGTTGCCATTTCTTTCAGGTAACATTTCGATGTCAGTGCCAAACATTTCTGCGACTTCTAAAATGCTATAAGGTTTATCACACCCAATGCCATAGCCATCACCTTGACCGTGTTCTCCAATAATTATGAGAGCGTCTACTATATCATCGATGTATGTGAAATTTCTTTGTTGGGTTCCAGGTGATACTACTTTTAGTTTTTCGCCTTTGCGGATTTTTTCTAAAAACAGCGCGATTAACGTAGCGTATTTACCTTCTTTAATTTCCCTACCTCCATAAACATTATAGAAATACGTTATTGCGTAGTTGATATCATACCACTTACCATAGTTCATAACAAGCTGTGTGTTTTGAGC